AAAAGAATACGCAGAACAAAATATATTGTTGGTGTTCATTTTAGCACCAAAAACAAAGAAAGTGTCAACGATAAAATTCTGCGGCTCATCAAAAATGATGTAGCTGCCAATATTCGATAGCAAGAGCATCATGCGAAAAATTGCATGGTGCTTTTCTATATATTAAACCAAAAATCGAAAGGAGCATGAAAAATGCCAAAAACAACAGCCGAGAAAATTGCAACCAAAAGGGAGCAAATCCAACAGCTACAAAACGAGGAAAAACAGCTTATTCAAAAACAAAAGGAGCAAGACCGCAAGGACAGAACTAAACGCCTATGTCAACGGCATGGGCTACTTGAAAGTATGCCACGGCTTTTTGGAACGCCATCCGTGGGCGTGAAATCAGCAATGCGTTAAAAATCGGCACAGATTCCGAAGGCGGCTATTTAGTGCCGGATGAATTCCATCGCAAACTTGTTGAGGCATTGGAAGAACAGAACATTTTCCGGCGGTTGGCATCCATTATCGAAACCTCAAGCGGCGAACGACAAATCCCAGTGATGGCCTCTAAAGGCACAGCCGCATGGGTGGAGGAAGAGGCACTTATTCCCGAAAGTGATGATTCCTTTGGGCAGATGACACTTTATGCCTACAAAGTAGCCACCATGATTAAGATTTCCAATGAATTGTTGAATGACAGCGCATTTCCGATGGAAGCGTATATTGCGCGTGAGTTTGCGCGGCGTATTGGTGTAAAGGAAGAGGAAGCCTTCTTAGTGGGCGATGGTAACAAAAAGCCTACTGGCTTGTTAGCGGGTACTGGCGGCGCACCCGTTGGTGTAACAGCTGCAAGCCCGACAAGTATCACTCTCGATAATGTGTTGGACTTATTTTATTCGTTAAAATCACCGTATCGCGCAAAAGCGTCATTTATTACAAACGATTCTACCATGAAGGCACTCCGTAAGTTGAAGGACAGCAGCGGCCAATATTTATGGCAACCTTCCATCCGCGAAGGCACACCGGATATGATTGTCGGCAAACCGATTCATACGTCACCATATGTCCCTGCAATCAAGGCCGAAGCGAAAGCACTCACCTTTGGTGATTACTCGTATTACTGGATAGCTGACAGGCAATCTCGAACATTCCAGCGTTTGAATGAGTTATATGCTCCTACTGGGCAAGTGGGCTTCATTGCTACTCAGCGTGTGGACGGGAAGTTAATTTTGTCGGAGGCCGTGCAGGTATTGCAAATGGGAGAAGTGTGATGCAATGTCGAAAAAACAAAGCGGTGATTTACTCACAAAGGTCAAAGCTAATTTGATTTTGACTCATGATCAGGATGATGCTCTGCTCAAACAATTTATTAATGCGGCGATAGATTATGCGGAATCATTCCAGCATGTTGGGATTGGGTATTACGCGAAAAAGCCCATGCCGCCAAGCACGGAACAAGCTGTGATTATGTTGGCTTCTCATTTTTACGAAAGCCGCGATGGTTCAACCGCCGGGTTTTACGCCGACAGCGCACAGGCAGGGCAACAAGTGTGGAATACTGTTAACTTGCTTCTACGGATGCACATCAAGTGGAGGATGTAGGACATGGCAATCGGCAAAATGCGAATTCCAATCGATATTGTCAAAACCATTCTGAATAAAGATGCCGCAGGCTTCGCTACTTCGGAAGACGTTGTGCTGGCATCCGTTCGCGCTTACCGAGAGGATCGGCATGGTAATAAAATGTGGGCAAACCGGGCGGCTTTTTCTACAGCAACAGTGCTGTTTCATTTCCGGATAATCCCCGGTGTGAAAATAGTTCCTTCATTATATATAGCTTGTCACGGAGAGCGTTTCAAAATCCTGTCAGTAGAGGATGTGCGCGGGCGTGGTATGTATATCGAAGTGCTGGCTGAGTATATCGAACCTAGTAAGGGGTAAGACATATGGCAAAAGCAACATTTTCTCTGCCCGACGATTTTATCGATAAACTTTCCCGACTAGCAGAACGAACAGATGAAATTGTTCCACGCGTCTTGGAGGCTGGCGGTGAGGTGGTTTTGGAACAAGTACGGCAAAACTTACAATCCGTGGTGGGTAGAGATACAAAATATCCATCCCGTACCACAGGCGAGTTAGCCTCCGCACTAGGTGTATCCCCTGCAAAAGTAGATCGTAACGGTAATTTTAATGTGAAAGTTGGGTTTGATGAACCACGGAGCGGCGGCGTTTCTAATGCAATGGTGGCCAGCATCCTTGAATACGGCAAACATGGTCAGCCGCCTAAACCATTTATGAAACCGGCGAGAAGTGCTTCACGATCAGCTGCCATCGAAGCTATGAAGGAAAAGATGGAAGAAGAGGTGGGGAACGTGTGAGCATTTTGGAAGATTTGAATGCGCTCCTTGTCGGGTTGGGGGTGACTGTTGAGACAGGAATATTTTCGGATATCGCGCCGGAGGAATATGTGGTGGTTACTCCGCTGGTTGATACATTTCAACTTTTCGCCAGCAACCAACCTAACTATGACCAGCAAGAGGTGCGGCTGTCAGTATATTCCAAAGGGAATTATCTCGTGCTTAAATCCAAAATCACTGAGGCATTGCTGTCCGCCGATTACACAATTACCGGGCGGCGATACATAGGACATGAATATGACACAAAGTATCACCATTATGCCATAGATGTGGCGAAGTTATATGTATGCGAATTTTGATAAAGAGGTGAAAAAATGGCGACAATAGGTATGGACAAATTATTTTATGCCAAAATCACAGAGGATAATAACGGCGAAGAGTCATATAGCGTTCCCATTTCAATGGCAAAGGCCATCCGAGCCGATATTACCATAGAATTGGCTGAAGCGAATCTGTTTGCCGATGATGGGTTGGCATATGTAATAAAAGACTTCAAATCCGGCAGACTAACGCTGGGTGTGGGTGATCTCGGCGTAAAAGTCGTACAAGATTTAACAGGCGCAGTTTTGGATGACAATGGCGTGCTTATATCGGCCTCGGAAAATGAAGGCCAGCCTGTAGCGGTTGGCTTTAGGGCGGCGAAGCCCAATGGCATTTACCGTTATTTTTGGCTGTATAGAGTAAAGTTTGGTTTCCCAGCCGCCAATCTGCAGACCAAAGGTGACACTATCACCTTCCAAACCCCAACTATTGAAGGCACGATATTACGCCGGACGAAGCTGGACGGTTTGGGAAAACATCCGTGGAAAGCCGAAGTAACACAGGGCGATGCAGGTGTTTCTGAAGAAGTTATAACAAATTGGTATGCCAAAGTGTATGAGCCGGTTTATACGAATAACAACGAACAAAACGGAGGTTGATTATGGAAAATGAAAGAAGTGCAGTCATAAAAATTGGCGGCGAAGAATATGAAATGATCCTCACCACCAAAGCTACGAAAGCTATCGCCGGACGCTATGGCGGCTTGGAAAACCTTGGTGAACGGCTCATGAAAGCCGAGAATTTTGAAATGGCACTTGATGAGATTGTGTGGTTGCTAACCCTACTGGCTAATCAGTCCATCCTTATTCATAACTTGAAAAATAAAGATAATCCAAAAGATTTGCTGACTGAAGAAGAGGTGGAACTGCTCACATCCCCATTGGAATTAGCCGCATACAAAAATGCTATCACCGAAGCCATGTTCAAAGGCACAGCGCGAAATATTCACAGCGAATCCGATGGTGATGGTTCAAAAAACGCGACAGCCGGGTAACGGATGGAGAAACCTTTACCCGGCTGTATTATTACGGTACTGTGCAGATGCACATGAGTGATGAGCAATTCTGGACAATGCCGCTGGGATTATTTTTGGATTTATGGGCTTGCCATAAACAGTTTATAGGTGTCGAAAAACCGCACAAGGAAATGAGCATTGATGATGTAATTCCACTTTAATCAAAATCATCAAACTCCGTTTCGCTTAAGGCGGCATCTATATCCATACCACCATACATGATGCGGAATACCAGCACTTGGTTTTCTCTGACAAAATAGAAACCGCAATATTTACCAGCAAAGACTTGGCGAACACCCATGCTTTTCCACGGCTCTACTTGATAAACCGGGTATCTGAAGGGTAGTTCTTCAAGCGATTCGAGTTTTTCCATGATTTGATTGTAGATTTTCCTTCCAAGTCTCGGCTCATGTCGTTTGAAAGCATAATAGTTGTAGATGCTGTCCAAGTCTTCCTCTGCTTCATCAATTAGCCGGACATCATAAATTTCGCCAATCATATGTCGTATTTCCTCTCCATGTCAGCTTTGACATCTTTAAGGCTACGATGGCGTCCGGCAAGTGCAGAGGCATAACCTTTTTCAAACTCGGCATTTAGCTGGTCGGCGGTTAAAGCACCCATTGCCACAGGTTCACGCGATGGCAATTTCATGTCGAAGGGGATGCCTCTGTGCATGATGATTTGGCGAAGGAACATCCCAATTGCGTTTGACATGGGGATGCCTAACTGAACTAAAACCTGTTCGGCTTGGTCTTTGATATCCGGCTCTACACGAGCATAAATATTTGATGTTCTTGTGTTTGCAGTTTTTGTCATAACAATCACTCCCGATAAAAATTTGACTTGCTTATATTATAGGCAATTGTATTGCGATATGCAAGCGCATTTTTTTTGAATGGGGGTGACCAACATGTCTGATTTCGGCTTAAGAATAGGTGTCGAAGGCGAGAAGCAATTCAAAGACGCTTTGCGCGGCATAAATCAATCATTCAAAGTCCTCGGTTCGGAGATGGCTTTGGTTACATCCCAATTTGATAAAAATGACAAGTCTATGGAAGCCCTAGCCTCTCGCAAACAAGTGTTAAATAAAGAAATAGATACACAAAAGGATAAAATCTCCACATTGCAAGCCGCATTGGATAACGCTTCTGATTCGTTTGGTGAAAACGATAAACGCACACAAAACTGGCAAATCCAATTAAACAAGGCACAGGCCGAGTTGAACAATATGGAGCGTGAACTGGATTCTACTACCAAGGCTCTGGACGGTACGGCATCCGGCTTTGATGGTGCTGGAGAAGAGGCTGACGGCTTTGCTAATGAAATCGGCAAAGCCGGGGATGTGGCAGAAGATGCCGAAAGTCGATTCTCCGGGCTTGGTGACACACTAAAAACCCTAGGTGTAGCAATCGGCGCAGCGATGGTCGTGCTGGGTACGGCTACGGTAGCGGCTGGGAAGGCATTGTATGACATCGCCACAGATACCGCAGAACTCGGCGTAAATGTTGACCAGACTGCACGAAAGCTGGGTTTATCCCGGCAAGGATTCCAAGAGTGGGATTATGTTCTAACGCAATCCGGCGCAAGTATGTACCACATGAGTTACGGCTTGCGAAATATCCAAAATGCAATGGGCGGTGTGGATGAATCCGGCGGTAAAATTGGCAAAACGATGGAGCGGCTTGGACTCGACTTTGAGGAATTGAAAACCAAAACACCGGAGGAAGCATTGGAGGCCACCATCGCGGCATTCCAACGGCTACCCGAAGGCACAGAAAAAACCAACATGGCTTTGCAGATATTTGGGCGCAGAGCTGGCATGGAGTTAATACCGTTACTTAACAGCACCGCAGAAGAATTGGATACTATGCGCCAACGCGCTCATGATTTAGGTATTGTCATGGGCGATGATTTGGTAGACGCTTCTGTTGCCTTCAGCAATGCCCAAACCGATCTCAGAATGGCATTTCAAGGGGTAAAGGGTAGTATCGCGGCAGACCTTCTACCGGGTTTGTCACAAGTTACTATGGCCTTTGCAGATATTGTATCTGGGCAAGAAGGGGCTGGGGATGCTCTGGCCGAGGGTGTGGAAAGTCTTGTCAGCGGTATTTCTGAGGCTATACCCCGGATATTGGAGATGATTGGCACTCTTGTATCTGTTATAGCAGAAATGGCTCCGGGCGTTATTACTGCGCTGGTTGAGGGTATTGTTGAAAATCTGCCCATGCTGATTGATACAGCTATGACTGTGGTTAATACTTTAGTGGAAGGCATAATAATTGCTCTGCCGCTATTGCTGGAAGGTGCTGTGGAGTTAATTGTTGCGCTGGCCACCGGGCTGGCAGACGCACTCCCGGAACTTATACCTGCGCTTGTTGAATTGGTTATGTTCGTTGTTAAAACATTAATTGACAATCTACCCAAACTACTGGAAGCCGCACTTCAACTTATACAGGGGCTTGCTGATGGTATATTGGCGGCGATACCCGTGCTGATAGAAGCACTTCCAACCATCATAATGGGGATTGTGGACTTCTTATTGGGGGCAATCCCACAGATAATTGAAGCTGGCATTGAACTGCTGACTTCGCTAGTGGGTGCTTTGCCAGAAATCATCGGGATGATTGTTGAAGTTATCCCGGAGATAATAGACAGTATTATCACGGCTGTGGTTGAAGCCATCCCCTTAATAATTGATGCAGGGATTAGTCTGTTGATTTCCTTGGTAGAGGCTCTGCCGGAAATAATAACGACAATTGTGAAAGCCATTCCAGAAATAATATCAAACATCCTAGATGCGATAATAGAGGCCATTCCGCTATTAATAGAAGCTGGCATTGAATTGCTGGTGTCGCTTATTCAAGAATTGCCACAAATTATCATTACCATCGTTGAGGCGATTCCTCAGATAGTTATGGGCTTAGTAGACGCGATTGTCGGGAACATCGACAAAATCATTATGGCCGGGGTGACACTGTTGGTGTCTTTGGTGCAGAACTTGCCAATAATTATAGTTGAAATCGTAAAAGCGATCCCGCCAATCATAACCGGGATTATTACGTCCATTTTGTCGTTCATCCCCCAAATTATTGAGGCGGGTTCAAATCTGATTAGAGGTTTATGGCAGGGTATCAGCAATGTAACACAATGGATCAAGGATCAAATTCGGGGCTTCATGGGCAACATTGTTAGTGGAATAAAGAGTTTCTTTGGCATCCGTTCGCCATCCACGCTGTTTGCAGGGCTTGGTAAAAATATGGCCGAAGGGCTGGGGGTTGGTTTCAGCGATGAAATGGACAAAATAGCCGATGATATGCAAAATGCCATCCCTACAAACTTTGATATGCCGGATTTTAATGATGTTCTTGGCGGTGTCAGTGGCAACTATAGCATTGCGAGCGCACCCATTTACATATACACAACAGTGGAGTTGGATAAAAGAGCGGTAGGCCATAGTATAACACCAATTGTGTCACAAGATTTGGCCTTTGCCGCGAGAGGGGGCAGATTCTGATGCGTGTTACGGTTGGAGCAGAAATCCTCACACTGTCAGATTACAAAGCAACATATCTTAATCATACATATATCCCCGGCGCGTTAGAAGTGAAGGATTTTTGGGCAGATAAATCATTGACTCCGCTTTATATTGAATCCCGGAATAAACATGATGGGCTTAAGGTGCAGTTAATGTTCAAGGATGCTGGGCTTGGAGATATTTCGACTCTTCGCGAAAAATTGAAGCGGTGCGAAATCCAAATTGATCACGGCTTTCCCGGTGACAGGGTTTTTGACTGCATATTGCGTGATTCCATATTAAAGAAAGAATCAAGGAATATACATACAGTTGTGTATGTTTTTGACTGCCTTATTTTTGGTGCAATACATGAGTTTACAGCATCCGGAGATGCCGTATTCATCCACGGTGCAAAGGAAACAGAGGCGGTTATTACAATTGCAAATAATACTGCTACGGTTATTACCGAAGCCGGGATTGCTATAAATGATGCAAGTTTTGTTATACGCGACCTTGCGGCAAACGAAAATATTATCATTGATGGCGTGAAAAAGATTGTAACTGCGGGCGGCGAGAATGCATTTGACCGTGTTGAGTTTTTCAATTTCCCACAGCTCAGGCCAGGTACTAACTCCATAATTGCAACGAATAGCGCGGATATTACAATCAGATACCGGGAGAGGTGGTGATGGGGCGTTGGCTGTTCTTAATCTGAAAAATATCGGTTACATCGATGATGTTGCAAATTTGCATACTGTTGAATTGTTTAATGATGGTGAACTCGAACTAAACTTCCACATCCCCATAACCCACATACATTATCGTCACATTTTCGAGGAAACGAGTCTGGTGTATGACAGGCGTGACTATCTTATAAAAAGCATCGATGAGCAGGGAGATATGGCAGTTATATCCTGCCGCCTTGACCTTGATGAGTTACAGGCCGGTGGCATTACCGATTACCGAGAAACAAACCAGCATTTATTCACTTTATTGAACTTTGCATTAACCGGAACAGGCTGGACATATGTTGGTGCTGATAAGGTAGCTTCGCGACGTACAACAGAACTGGACGGCGGCAATAGCCTCGATCTGCTTCGGAAAGCCCAGGAAGTCTATAGATGCGTCTTTTGGTACGACACTGTAAATAAGGTAGTAGAGGTTTTTCCGCTCGAACAGTTTGCTTACAAGGGTGTATATTTTACAGATGAACTTAACCTTGGCCAATCGCTCCTTCGCGGTGACAGCTTTGAGTTTTGTACCCGGCTCATCCCCATCGGTGAGGAAGGGATGCGGATTGACGATATAAACGATGGCAAAAGTTATGTAGAGAATTTCGGCTATGCAAATAATATAATCACCAAAGTATGGAGAGATGAACGCTATACCAACATGCAATCCCTCAAAGATGATGCAATCGAAAAATTGAAAGTATTATCCAATCCATACCGTACATACTCGCTGGATATCATTGATTTGGCGGCGGTTAATTCAGAATATAGCCACCTCTCGTTTAAGGTTGGCGATAAAGTAATGCTGGTAGACCGCAACCGCAATATTAAAGTAGAACACCAAGTTGTGCGGCTGGTAACATATCCCGATTCGCCTCAACGAAATATGGCAGAATTAAGTGCCACGGCGCGGGGCTTTGACAGCATTGTCAAAAACCTAACGGGCATGATAGACGGCACAAATGTTGTTGTAAATATTCAAGGACGGCGAATATCGAAGCTGACACTTGATGATGAGGCTTTCACGCTGGAACTATCGAATTTTTACACCCGTGGAGAAACTGAAGCCTTTGTCGGTTCACAGATAAAAGCTGAAGCCGAGCGGATTGACCTTATTGTCGGGCGGCAGGAAACTCGCATCAATAATCTTACAGGCGAAGTTGAAATCGTGACAAATGATTTAGCTGAATTGTCTTTAACCGTTGGTGGGTTTGATACCCGGATATCCAATGCCGAAGGGCAAGTTTCCACTCTGTCGCAGACCGTCAGTGGCTTTGATATGAGGATATCTAATGCCGAGGGGCAAGTTTCGCCTTTAACGCAGACAGTAAACGGATTCGATTCAAGGATTACCAACGCTGAAGGGCAAGTTTCCAGTTTAACGCAAACCGTGAACGGGTTTGATTTTAGGATAGCAACTGCTGAAGGTAATATTTCCACCATGCGACTGGATATTACCGGGCTAACAACACGCATTGGTGCAGCAGAGGGCAACATATCCACTGTCACCCAAACTGCAAATAAAATTGACTGGCTGGTAGCCTCCGGTACATCAGCAGCCAATTTTACTTTAACACCCCGTACTATCTCCCTTGTGGCCGAAACTATTAATCTGACTGGCTATGTAACTTTTTCAAATTTGTGGACTTCCGGCCAGACTTCGATACATGGGGCAAATATTACAACCGGATTTATTTCTGCCGACAGGATTGCCGCAGGTTCTATCACATCAGATAAACTCACCGTAGCGAACGGATTTATCACAACTGCGATGATTCAAGATTTGGCGGTAACATCTGCTAAAATAGGCACTGCCGCTGTCACGCAAGCAAAAATAGCGACTGCGGCTATAGGCACGGCACAAATTCAAGATGCATCCATTACAAACGCAAAAATATCCAATATTTCGGCTGACCGAATTACCACAGGAACATTGGATGCTTCCAGAATTACGGTCACAAACTTGGATATAAACAGGGTGGTTTATGGCACATGGCCTGTAATAACCGCTTCGGGTTCGCACGGAAACCCTACAATCGTTTTTGGGCGGTCAGGCACAAACGCCATCAATACTTTGTCCATTTTTGGTATGACGTTAAATGTCGGGGAGATAAACACAGGCACTACCCGTATTACAAATATTCGTGGAAACGCTGTGAATATAGAATGCGCAAACCAGCAATCCAGTGGTAACAGTGGCCATATTAGGCTAATGCACGGCGCAAGCAATTGGGTGGAACTTACCTTTGGTAGCGGATCGATGGCAAACAGAGTGCTGAGACCATCATCGACCACTGGCTTTGGTTTGGGTGAATCTACCCGGCCTTGGGCAAGCGGATTCATTACTGCACTGACTTGCACAACACTAACCGTAACAACTTTCAACGTAACGAATTTAGGTTCGTCTGTTATTCTTGACGCAAACAGGCTAACAACGGGATCAATACCAGCTGCGAGAATTCCCAACAACTTAATCACCAATGCTATGATTGCTAACTTGGATGCCGTGAAACTCACAACTGGTTCGATACCAGCTGCAAGGATTCCTAACAACCTAATAACTAATGCTATGATCGCCAGCGGCTTGGATGCCGCAAAACTCACCATAGGAACAATACCAGCTGCGCGGATTGGAAATGGTGCTATAGCAATGGTGACGGCTACAAATTTTACAGCCAATACATCAATCCGGATTGGCAACGCAACATCATCAACACTTGGATTTTTTGGCGCAATGCCTACAACGCGCCGTTCTGTGGCAAATGTGGCTACAACCGGAACGCTGGCAAATGCCATCACCGGAATTAACAATTTATTAACTGCACTCCGGGCTTACGGCCTTATTTCATAGAAAGCGAGTGTTTCCAATGAAAATGTTTCAGATTATTAACGCAATCTCGGCTTTTACTAAATTGGCCGCAAGCGACATGAAGATGACGGATGCTTATCGGTTGCAGAAATTGTTGTCATCGTTGCAGGTGGAGATTGATTTTTTCAATGATCAAAAGTTAAAGCTTGCACAGAAATACGGAACAATCAATGATGATGGCTCAGTTGATATACCTCCGGACAAAGTTTCCGAGGCACAGGCGGCTCTTGATGACATCATGGATGTCGATGTTAAAGCGGAGTACGAGGTTGTAAAAATACCCATAAGCGATAATATCGAAGTGTCAACTAATGACATCGGTGTTTTATCGCCTTTTGTGGAGTTCATTTTTTCTGAAGATGCTTGATCACAATACAGGGTTACACCAAGTTAGCGTAATCCTGCCCGCTGTAGAAGAAGTGATGCACAACCACCAACTCATAGTCATAAATTTTATATAGCATGACATAATTTTTTATGACAGCCCTACGATATCCTTCTCGTTGCAATCTTGGGTCACGGCATTCTTCAAAAACATATGGGTTTTCTTCCAGCCTGTCATAACATTTATACACTTCATCAACAAAAGAGGCAGCAGCTTGAGGCGCGTCCAAATCGTTAGCGATATACGCGAGGATTTTATCCAACTCATAATCGGCTCTGTCGGAAATATCTACCCTATACATTATACTTCTCTCTCAAACGTTGAAGTGAAGCCTTTGCATTTTGGGTGCTTCCGGCGGCAACATCCGCTTCTGATTCTGCTAGTTTATTGTAGATGTCGTGCATGAATAGCTTTTCTTTGTACATTTTCATACTCATGATGACCATATCGCCATAACCGTTTTTGGTGACATAAATGGGTTCGCGGGATTCTTGGCACATTTGAGAAATTGCACCGGTATTTTTCAAGTCACGGATCGGTATGATTTGCGGCATAAGACCACTCTCCTTTGTGGCCTTATTATCCCACAATTGCGTACGATTATCAAGAACAATTTCTTAATATAAAAAAGCGCATTGCGAAAGGAGCGGCAAGCTATGTTATCAGTAAAATTAGCAAATGATTTCGAATTCGAGGTCGAATCAGTAAGTGAAATATACGATGGTTATACAAAAATATCAAACCTAAGTATCCAGTCAAAAATCACTGGAGAGGAATCTTCACTTATTCAGAAACAGATTACGCCAGAAAACATCGCAAAAATAACAGTTCTGCTAGATGAGGTACAAATTGATGAATTTGCTGATTATAAAGAAATTGTATCCATCGAAAAAATGATTACACAGCATGATCGAATGCTTACTATTAGGCTTAAAACGGAGGCGGAGGGCTGATGGATATTAACTCAATGTCACCAACCAGCGGACGTTTACTAGCTGAAGATGGTAGCGTAGTAAATATTGTTGATTTGTTAAATACAGGCACTGTCGCGTCTATTTCCGATAAAGTGTACGACATTGACAATTACTCCCCACGTTCTGGGCGCGTAATTGGGGAGGATGGGAGGCTGTATAATCTCGTTGATTTGCTGGCGGGTGGTGGCGGTGGTAGCGAACCACTGCCGAGCGGATTGTTAAAAACCAAAACATTAGATATTCAACCGAAAAACATCACAAAGCAAACCCACTTCGAACAGCTACATACGCAGGAAATTCACGAAGCATTTCATACTCATCGATTTATTTATGGAGCAGGACACTTGGATGCACAGCATAATAGTGTCGGTTTAATTTTTGCTCATCGTGGTTTTTGGTATACAGGGCGAGAATACGCTATTCCTACGGATATCAATAGCATAACAAGAGTGGAATTGTGGGGTGGCTGGCCTAGTCCACGCCATACTGTAACTTTAACGGACGCAGTCCTCGTGACCACAAACGATGGGCTTAATACCAGCAAACTCATTGGAACATTCGAAGCAGATGGTGCAATTTTTGATATCCAAATCTGCATCGGCTTCTCTTATGACAGCCCTGCGGGAACTTGTGCTTACGCATTGCCGCATGATATGAGCAACAATGCTTTTCAAAGTAGTGCGATAATAACGCGCCGTGGAGAGGATATGTGGGGAGGCTGGTTGCGTCCTAACGGTATTTTTTTCGAAGGCGGCGAAGGCAAAAATGATTTCTTGGCAGGTTGGGATTATCGTATAAATTTCCCATCTCCGCTGAATGCGAACGACAGACTAAACCTATTTGTGCATTTGCCAGTTGTTATGGATTTTGATGAGGTGCATACCGGGCAACCACCTGTTCATTTACCGTTTCAAGTAAATTTAGTGCTAATACCAGTGGGCGCAACAGGCACTACGGAAAGCACTACCCCCTTTAACCCAAACTTTGGACAGTTGCCGCCTATTCATGCCACACATACACTAGATATAAACGGCATAACTCTTAACACCAGAGACTCAGAAATGTGGATTATCCAGAATTGGTTTGGTTCACCATATGATATTAAGCGCGATATCGAGGTAATTAGCGCGGATGCTATTACACGAACTTGACGAAGATGCAAGCGAGGTGTGGAGTTTGTGATGTATAGGAGCGATACATCTGCTGATGGTTTTCCATTTTCAAAAAAGGACAACCGATGGAGATATAAGGACAAACGGGGTAAGCATAAACATGGTCTGAGGTGATTATGTCTATGGTCGAAGATAGTAAGCCCATCCGCTCCAAAACATCTGAAATGAAATTTGGAAATACTACATATGTGGTTACAACAACTTTTAACGAAAACGCACGGGAGACAGTGGAACAAAAACTTCTACAGCTTATAACTGACCGAATTTCTGGCGAGATAAATGCCTCACAAACCCAGCAAAATAGCGATAAAATGGCAGAATCATTGACTTGATGTGTCCCCGATTGTACGGTAACATCGGACGTATAATTAAGGAAGGGGGTCAATATTTTGACTGTAAAAAAGGCTATAAGCCCAGAAAAAATGGATGCATTATACTGCAGGTTGTCTGCGGATGACCGTGCTGATGGAGAAAGCAATTCCATAGCCAATCAAAAAACAATATTGTCACGGTATGCAAAAGAAAGAGGATTCACCAATCCAAATTTCTATGTAGATGATGGAGTAACAGGCACAACCTTCAATCGACCCGGTCTTAACGCAATGATTGATGATGTAAGGGCTGGGAAAATTAGAACTGTAATCATCAAAGACCAAAGCCGTATTGGAAGAGATGTGCTGGAAGTCGGACTGCTAAAGCGCACATTCGAAGAACACGATGTGCGCTTTATTGCAGCTAACGATAATCTCGATACGGCAACAGGGTTTGACATAATGTCAATTTTCCGCGATGTTTTTAATGAGTGGTATGTTGCAGACACTTCTAAAAAAATTCGTGCCGTTAAGCGTTCAAACGCAATCGCAGGAAAATGTGCTCAGCGGCCACCATATGGTTATCGCCCGAAAGATGGTAATATCCATGAATGGGAGATTGACGAAGAAGCCGCACAATATGTCCGCGAGATATTCCGGCGGGTGGTAGCCGGGGATGGGGTTTATACCATTGCTAAAGATTTCAGTGAGCGCAGAATAGACACGCCAATGATGTACTACCGCAAATCTAAAGGGATTGCCACGGTCAGTAAATATTCCACATGGGTAACCTACATGGTATCCATAATTTGCGAAAGCCCAGCTTACATAGGGCATATGGTTTCGCAAAAATACACCACACCATCGTATAAGAATAAAAAAAGGCTCACGCGTCCAGAAGAGGATTGGGTAGTTGTTGAAAACCATCATCCCCCGATTGTCGACAATGAAACCTTCGAATTAGTGCAAAAACTCCGTTCAACACGCCGCAGAAAAACCAACATGAATGTATATGGAATTCTTAGCGGCTTGCTCAGATGTGCAGATTGTGGCTCTAATTTAAGGATGTCATGTGCGCGTGATATGAAATTCCAATATTATATTTGCCAATCTTACAGTAACGCCTCAAGCCATTTCGTGGACGTATGTACCCGACATAGTATACGCAAGGATGTGGTGGAGGCCATCGCCCTAGCTAAGATACAGGAGGTTCTTAAATGCGCCCGTGAAAATAAAGAAGCTTTCGCCAATCAAGTACAAGCGATGACTCAACGGGAAAGCACGGATGCCATCAAACTCAAAACGTCTGAATTAACGAAGGCCGAACGCCGCATTGCCGAATTAGACAATATCATCAAACGCCTGTATGAGGACAATATAAACGGCAAATTAAACGATAATCTCTTCGCCAAGTTCCAGAAGGATTACGAGGATGAATATTCTGGACTAACAGAGAAGGTGGTAGTTCTAGGGGCTGGCATTGAAGAATTACAAAGCAAAATAACTGACATCCAAGGATTCATAAAAATGGCTGAGGAATGTGGCGAGGTGACGGAGTTGACATCAGATATCGCCCGGAGATTCATCGACAAGATTGTAGTTCATGAATCTACGACAGTCACAGATGCTGAAAACTTAACCACGAAAGGTAAGCCACGACAAAAGCGTGTGCAGGAAGTTCAAGTCTACATAAACTGTATAGGAGAATTTAAACAAGAATAA